CCCCTCTCACCCGTTCCCAAAGGATTATCATGCGCATTTTCACCAACTTTGTTTCGACCGAATCGACTCTTTTAGTGGAGTCGACCGCGGAATCAGCAGCCGAAGTCCTCTCGAGGATTTCGGAAGTGCTTGAGTTATCTGACGCGGACGTATCTCAATACGTCCTTGGCAGTGCTAACCTTGCACCAAGTGATGAACGTGCCATTGATGCGGCTCTCGAATTTGTCGAGAACCAACCCTTTGGTGGTAGCCCAGGTCGTGGAAACGCCCTGACTATCAATAACATGAATACCGGTCGCAGTTTGCTGCTGCTGTCGAAATTCTGTTATTACGGATGAGTTTAAGGACTCTCATCTTGGTGGTGGCTTTAACGCCACCGAATTTCCTCCACTGCTCTTAGAGTATGTGGAGGTTTAGCAACGGGTGACACCCGTCTTCAGAACTAGGAGCTAGCGATGAGTCGCTTTAAGCAATCCCCTGATAGGGAACAACTTTTGGCGGCCTGTCGCCGGCTGGTCGACCTTATGGAAAAGAAGTTTGGAGAAGTTGGTTACTCCGGGCTTCCGTGGTCGACCTATTCGTCCGAAATGCTTCGACATACCAGAAATGATATGCTGAAACAGCTCGGATTGACCGCTAGCGATGTAGTGATGGTAAAGTTGCTACCATCTGCTAACAGTTCCGGAGGCTGAATGGTTACTAAAACGACCAACGGCCGCTGGGTACGTACAGGAGTCACCGCGGGAAACTACGATGTCTCTACGTCCCAGGTTACCGTGAAAACTGTCGATTCTAAGACAGTTTCCGGTTCCAGAACTGCAGGCTTTCATAACCCGAATCGGTCTCCGATTCTGGCGCCCCTACCATATGAATTTGATTGGTCGGTGGCTGAAAGCGAACAAGGTACGGTGATTACCCGATCTGATCCATCTAAAAAATGGAACGAGGTCGGGTACGTCAATTATCGCGAGGATGGTGTTTTTCCAACCTACACGAACTTCTGGCAAAACTCCGGATCGGAGTTTGGCAAGACGTACCTCGGGGGGACTGCCCTCTCGGACATGGATGCCCAAGCCCGTAATGCTCTTCTCTCGAAGATCAAGGGGCAACAGGTAAATATGGCCGTAGCAACAGCAGAGGCGCATAAGACGATGAGCATGGTTGGTAACGCTGCCATGAACATCTACTCCTGCTTCCAGAACTTACGTCGTGGCGACTTCGTCTCCGCCGCGGGTAATCTGGGTGTCACAGCTCGTCGACGGGCAAAATCCCGTTTCACGAAAGCTTGGGCTAAAAATAAGTCCCAAGCGTTAGCTAGTGGCTGGCTCGAGCTGCAGTATGGGTGGAAGCCGCTCCTGGATGACGTGCACGGTGCCGTTACTGAATTGAACGACATCGGGCCGAACCAGGGCTTAATTCTCCATTCTGCAGTAAATAAATCTCGAGTCGTTCCCCTCCGTTATATGCGGTCTGACGGTGATAGCAGCACAAAGCTGACTAAACTCGTTCAGATCGGAAAAACGGATGTCCGAGTGCGCTACGGCGTTACTTATTCGCGCATGCTCGGAGCCCGACAAGACCTGCCTCGGCTTGGTATAACCAATCCAGCGCTGGTCGCGTGGGAGCTTGTTCCGTATAGCTTCGTTGTCGACTGGTTCTTGCCTGTCGGTCAGTTTCTGGGTAATCTGGATGCCACGTTGGGTGTCCAGTTCAGAAACGGTTACCGCACGCACTTCCGGAAGAGCGAAGTTGTGCAGATCAAGAACATGAGCAATAAGTGGTATCCTTATCTGGGCGGCTTGTCTAGTTCAGAACGTCGGGTGGTTATGTCTCGGGTTGTCTTAACAGACTTCCCAAGCATCGCCCTTCCGCGTTTTAAGAACCCGGCTTCGCTGCTCCATATGACGAATGCCCTTGCTCTTCTTACTAACCTCTTTAAGAAGTAACTACAATGACGCAAATTGCCGCATTGACCTTGGCGGATGGCCAAGCCACTCCTGCCAATCATACCTTCTCCGTTGCCGGCGTTATCGACGGCGTCGCGAAGTGGGAAGACCGCTCGGGTGGAATCCCGATTGGTTATCCTACCGCAACCTTCAGTCTGCGCCGCCCCGCAAAGGGCTCGCAGAACTACAAGATTGTTGCGAAGGTTCAACTCCCGGTGATGGAAGTCACTGCACCTTCGACGGCTACTGGCATCCAGCCAGCTCCGACGAAGGCGTATGACCTCTTCGCCACCGTGGAATTCACGGTCCCGGCTCGTGCGACCGCACAGAATCGTAGTGACCTGCTTGCATATGTCCGGAATTTCTTGGGCAATGCAGCGGTCATTCCGCCTGCGCTGTCGAATTTCGACCCGGTCTGGTAACCTAACGGCTACACAGTTGATCTGAATCTCATAAAGGAGTTATTATGTCTACCACAAGGAGACGTAATTCCGATCTTCTTCAAGAAGCTCGGGCCTTCCGCGCACACCGTAAAGATACTGACGGTGACATCCATCGAATCCTCTCCTCTCTTGATACGCCTCGCGCGCTAACAGTTTGGCTTCTGTACTCCTCTGGAGAACATGACCAGCTAACGCAGCTTGACGTTAACCCGAACCATTACCTTCGTAACGGATTCAGGTTTAGGCATGACTATGTTGCTACAAACCTATTGTCCAAAGCTTCGTTTTTGAAAACGAGTTTTGACCGTAAGGCGGTAGCGATTGCGAAGTTCAAAGAGTTCGAACAGCGCTGTCATGATACTAATATTCGTTTCAAGAACCCATCGTCCGATCCGCTGAACAACGGATCGAACGTTTGGCTGCTAAATGCAACCAAGCGGAAAATCGCTGAGATCTTGGGCGAATACAGTGGAGAAGAGTTAGTAGATGGAGCAAATTGGGGACCGGGTGTCTCGACGCTCATAAAGGGCGAAGAGGTCTCGGCATTCAATAAGTTCCACGCAGAACGTGGAATCACGCGCGACTTGTACTCCCTTGTTGCCCCTTGGTTCAAGGAGGCATACCCTGCTTGGCATCGTAACTTATCCCATTTGTATGGAGAGAATTACTTTGTCGAGCAGGTAGGGAATGCTATCATCACTGTCCCGAAGTCGTCAAAGACTGATCGAGTGATCGCCGTGGAACCAGGAATAAATCTCTGGTTCCAGAAATCGGTGGGATCTATGATCAGAAGGAGACTACGTCGGGTCGGCATGGAGTTGTCCACGCAAGAGGTTAATCAAAAGCTGTCAGCTCAAGGGAGTAAGTACCCTTGGGATCTGGCGACCGTAGATTTCTCCTCTGCGTCGGATAGTATCTCATCTGAAGTGGTCCGGGAGCTTTTACCCCCGCGATGGTTTCAGCTGTTAGATCTTCTCCGCTGCCGCATCGGTAAGCTTGGGGACGAGATCGTCCGGTGGAATAAGTTCTCCTCAATGGGGAACGGATTCACCTTCGAACTCGAGTCTCTTATATTCTACTGCGCCGCGTTGGCGTGTGTTGAGTATCAGGGACTGAAAGATGGCGCTCCATTGCCTAAAACCGTTTCAGTTCATGGCGATGATGTCATCTTACCTTCTCCAGCTTTTGACCTCTTCTCGCAGTTTAGTGAGTTCCTTGGATTCAAAGTTAACCCTAAGAAATCTTTCTCTGAAGGTTATTTCCGCGAATCCTGTGGAGCCCACTGGTACGACGGGGTCGACTGTAAGCCCATCTTTCTCAAAGAGAGATCTCGAAATGTGGAAGCCATTTACAAACTGGCTAACAGTATCCGGAATCTTGCTCACCGCTACCATTTTATGCGTAGCTGTGATTCTCGGTTCCGTGATGCTTGGACTCACCTTCTACTCAGGGTACCGGAGCCACTTCGGCTCTTCGTACCCCGAGAAGCAGGAGACGTCGGCTTCGTCGGAAATTTCGACGAGGCCTGTCCAACAAGAGCCCGATATGGTATCGAAGGATACTACTATCGAGCCCTAACCACCACCGGCGTAAGCCGTGAGTCAGAGGAGCCTGCGATGCTACTTGCGAGGCTCTGGGTACCTTCAGTCGATATAGAGGGTAACAACAGTTATCCCCTAAGAGGCCGAACGAGACGTACGGTAACAACAAACCGTACTCCCGTTAGACAGTGGTACGATTACGGGCCGTGGTGGGACTAGAAGTCCCATCACTTAACGTAATTTATTCC